GAACGTATCTTTCCTCGGTGGGGGCATTTCTCGCACGCAGAAGGGTTGTCCTTCTCGAACGTAATGCACAAGTGCGGCGCTGTTATGGACGCTGCTATCTTGTCTGTCTCCACCGGGTCGTAACCAGAGTACCCCTTGGATATCAGGTGTACTGCTTTGTTACCTTCCTCACAGTGCTTGGCAATCGACAACGCGTGCAACCACTCCGGGTACGACAGCTCGTCTGGTTGCTCCACTGCCTTCTTGATCTGCGCGCATCCGCTTCCGCTCACCGTACGTTCTATCAACCTGCGGAACGATTTAGTGTAGTTACCAAGCGTCGCCTGCATGTCCTGCTGGTCTTCCGCAGAGTAGTCCCGCACCTGCACCACCGGGATGAGATACTCGGGAAACGCAGCGGAGATAGACGCAAGCGAGTGCACAGTGCCTGTGTCCCTGAACACCTGTACTGCCAGCGGGGGATCGCCCTTGTAGTTGTGGGTGCCCGGGACTCGTAGTATGCGGGCGGCATCGGCGGTAACAGCCGGGTCGATCTGCAGCCCTTCCTGTATGCACGCAGCCTTGAGACGCTCTGCGACAGGTAACCATTCATCGTGGCCACACTCTCGGTCCAGCACCCAGTACACATGCACCCCACGCCCGGAGTTTACTATGATGCTAGGCTTGGGTAGACGCAGTGATCTGCAGAACTCCTGCAACGCTTTGATCGCGTCCAGCTGTGTAGGGTAAGGCTTGGTCTCCCCGCAATCCAAGTCAAGGAACAATGACTTCAGAGAGACTACGTTATCTGCCTTGCGGGACGACTCGTCCGCGAAAGTAGCAAGTGCAAAGTACGCATCATAACCCTGCTGATCTAGGGCTTCGGCTGCGCTAATAAGTGTGTCGATCGTGGGGTAGAACCGTTGTATTGTGCGACCATTTTTTATTCCTACTGCGCAGTAGGTGCCGCTACATCCCAACAGTTCGCTGAGAAATTTTTTTGTGTCCATAACTGCCGCATCGTTTAAGAGATAGAAAGGGGGGCCAAGACCCCCCTAATAACTTGTGCAAGCTTTGCGACGATTAGTCGTCGTCAAATTCGTTCAGTAAGCTTGCCAAGTCAGCCGAAGGCGCGGGAGCTGCCGGTTTCTTTTTGTTCTCACGCAGCTTGGGCTCAGGAGCTTGTTCTTCTGCATCATCGCCAGCTCCACTAAACATATCTTTCTCAGGCGCGGGGCTCGGCTTTGCAGGGGCTGCGTTCGCTTTCGGTAGTGCAGGGGCGTCGTCCTTATCCTTCGGCTTGACTACCAACTTGACGAGGCGCGCAGTTTCCGGGTCTTTCTGTGCGTTGATCGCCAGCATCAGCTCGGGCTCCTTAAGAGGACGAACCGGTTTGAACAACAACTTGGGAGTGCTGCTGTTGGTATCGAATCGGATTTCAGTAAGGACTGCGGCCAACGGAGTTTTGTTCTGGTTAAGGTAGCGAGCGTATGCCTGCATCGCCATGCGCTTCAGGTCGTCCCCAAAGATGCTGGTAGCGGGCAGGTCAAGCTGATACACCGTGTTGGATGTCACGTTACCGTCTTCATCCGCCAGCATTACTGCAACGCGTTGACGGAATCGGCAAGCACGGGACTCGCCCTGTCCAGAGCCCTTGATGTTCTGTGGGCAGTCAAAGCATGCGGCGGACTGACGGTCTGACGCGATAACTTCCCCCGCAGGGCGCCCGGTTTGTGTGTCTGACGACCAGCAGGTCGGTGGGTTGGACTCGCCTGCAACGTACTGCCCGGCGAAGTACATACGTGAGATCGGAGCAGCCTTGACCACTACGGTCAGAATCTTGCGTTCCTCTAGTTCGGCAACTTCTTTGCCGTTTACTACTTTGCGGAATACACCGCCACGAATGCTGATACGCGAAGTGGAGTTAAACTCCCCACCAGTGAGATTTTTCTCAGGTTCAAGCTGTGCGAGCAGTTCATGATAGCTAGCGGGAAGGTTATTAAACAGCGATACATCGTTCATAAAAGGTCCTCAAGAGTTTTAGTGGTTATTCGCCGAAATCAAATTCGAGTTGCACGGGGGCGGGGTGGGAATCTACAACGTCCGCCCCGTCTTGTGCAACACCAACTGAGCCCGTGTCGACGCCACGGAGTGCTTGTACTACATCTGCTAAATGAAACCGGTAGGTCTTCCCTACCTGAATATACGATGAGCGAGGGATGTACCCACGCTTCACCCACTGCCTAACCGTAGATACTTTCACGTGTAGATGCGCGGCAAGGGCGTCAATAGGTACATAAGCGTCAAAGTGCATTATTTCCTCCGTACGGTAATAGTGTATTCGCTTTCCACATTCAGCCCCGGGGGAAGCTTGTCGGGGTTCTCTTCCAAAAAAGTGCGCATGTTGGTCTGGTGAAGTCGCTTCTCCAGAAGGTCCAACGCGTTGTTGTCCACAATAAACTGGTTCATCGACGCCCAGTCCGAGGTCCAGTACTTGCGCTTGACCGACCGATAAAATGTACCGGAGGATGTGCGGACAGACTCCGCTCCAGAAGCATTGCAGTGTTCAAGCAGAGCCGCCTTGATGATATCCATCTTGGTGGTTAGCTCTCCTTCTTTCTCATTGAACTCTTGCTGCAGTGCAGATTTCTTGTCTCTAAGCTTAACGTATACATCAACTAGCTTATCGAGGCCGACTAGGTCGGCTTCTGTTTCAGCATTCATAGCGGTGTCCTTCTTTGTTTTTTAGGGGTTAGCAGTATATAGCGCGGTTAAATCAAGTTTCAAGCATTTCGTTATAGAATTCTACAATTTTAGAATGTACGTCCACTCGTTCGTCTAACATCTTGTACATCTTCTTCTCAACCGCTGAGCCTTGCAGTTGTATCACAGTGCAGCGGTTCTTTTGCCCAGAGCGGTGTACGCGAGCGTTAGCTTGCGCGTATGTCTCCAGTGACGGTACAGGCCCCCACCATACGACGGTGTTAGCAGCGGTAAGCGTGACACCGTGTGCAGCGGCTTGCGGCTGTATGATAAGGACTCGTGGGTCTTCAGTGGTCTGGAAGCGGGAGAATATGTCCGTCCTCTGACGCACCGATACATCGCCTGCAATGACTGCGTTGGTGATCCCGTCCTTAGTCAGCGCCTCTGCCAGCATGGCTATCGCGTGTTTGAACGGCACAAACACCAGCACTTTATGGCTGGACTCATCGATAACTTCCCGCAGCACCTTGTACCGGTGCTTGATGTCGAACTCCACTATCTCTTTGGTGTCGGTGTACACAGCGCCTGAAGCTACTTGTAGTAACTTGTTCATAACGATAGCGGCGTTCATCGCTGTAATTTGTTCGCCTGCTGCTATCGTGATCATCTGATCGCGGATCGCTTTGTAGTACTGCTTCTGCTGCGAGGTCATCTCCACTTCACGCTTGGCATACGTAAGCTCTGGCAGGTCAAGGCACTGTTCTTTTGTATACCGGATCGCTGGCTGTAGTGCGTTGTACACAATAGTGGGGGCATTCGGACGAGGCGCCCACTTGAACTTAGTCACCTTGCACATGACCATCTCGCGGAACTCCGACATCGATCTCGGTACACCCATCGGGTTTATCAGCTTTGCCAGACCGTATGCATCCACAGGGGACTGTGCCGCTGGAGTCCCGGTCATCAACCACAACCAAGTCTCTGGGCGGATGATGTTACGCAAACTCTTCCACCGCTTGGATTGCGGGTTCTTGTAGTGGGTTCCTTCGTCCACGATGATGAGATCGAACTTCGCCATAGCAATGTGGTCTTCTACGATCTCGATACCGTCGTAGTTAATTATCACAAACTCGGCACTACCTCTCATGATCTCGCGCCGCTTCTCCTTGCTGCCGTGTGCAATATCTACAGTACGGTGCATGGCGAACGTGAACAGGTCGGCGCGCCATGCCGAGTCCATAATCGACAGCGGGCATATGATCAGGACTCGTTTGACCTTCTTCTCCAGCATGAGGAAGTCTGCCGCCCATATCGCCGATGCGGTCTTCCCAGTGCCTTGTTCGTTAAAACAAAACGCCCTACGGTGCATTGTCAGAAACGCTGCCGTGGTTTTCTGGTGGTCAAACGGCTTGTACTTGCCCGGCCAGTTGTACCTACCCACGATGGGCGACTGGATGTTTTTCATGTTCATGTTACGCAGTACCTGCGACTCATCCACGCCCCATTTGACCAGCACTTCGTTACTGCCCACTTGGCGACTTGTTGGTATCGCAGACGTGATTCTACTCGGGTCACGTACTCGGAAGAGTAGCCCCCGGTTGTCTACTATTTGCATGCGTTACTCTCCTAGCGCCTCTAGTCTACGTATTTCTCGTTCTTCTTTCAGCGGCTTCAGCTTAAAAAAATGTATGTGTTCAGGATGCTTGGCGCAAAACTTCCGTGCGTAAAAAGCGATATGGTCGTTCGATATCTTGAACTCTCTACCAGTAGTCTCTATGGCCGTGTGCCACCGCACACGGTTCATAACTGCCCAATGAGAGTACCGAGGTCTACCAGAAGCAGCAGCTTCTAGCGAGAAACGTTCAAACGCCATCCACACACTCGGGTTCTTGTTATGCCAATCCCGCCATTCCGCTATTCTCGCTTCGACCTTCTTTCTTAGCATGCTTAGTTTTACTTCGTCATGCATGCATCATCCCTCCTTCTTCTTTTTGTAATTGCGGGACCGGTTCTTCTTCACACTCTCGACCTTGTACCCGTCAGCGTTGGTGCCACCCTTGCTCAGGGGTTTGTTGTGGCTTACGTCCTTACCCTCTCTGCGGTCGGCTTTGCCGTTCCCGTTCGCGTCCTTGCCGGTCTTGTCTACAGCTCGGCGGGCTCTCTGTCGCTCCATGCGGTTCTCGTGTTCTCCACGTTCTTTCTGTTGTTCGTACTCTTTTTTATACGGTCTGGGTTTGTTCACGTACGGCATACTATTCTCCTATCTCTTTCCGTTATGCGGGCATTCAGTCACTACACAATGTGCTTTACACAGCCCAGTTGGTTTCGGGTTCCACACACCGTTGTTGTACGCTTTCTCCAGCGTGCCATACTCCTGCATCCATTTGCTCCACAACTCGGGCTTACGTTCTACGGTATACACTTCTGAAATAACTGCCGGACATACTACAAACAACAAACCACCTTTCACTAATTTGATCTCAGGGAAATGCGTGAACACGCACAGCGCCATCAACTCCAGCTGCCCCTTGTCTGCGTACTTGGTGTTGCGTCCGGTCTTATAGTCCAGCACCTTGGCAACACCGCGCTCTCTGTTCAGTATGATCAAATCAGCAATTCCTCTGTACCACACTTGCGGGTCGTAAAACCCGCACGGCTCTAGGTTAGTCGTGAGCCCCATCTTGTGCTCACATAGTTTCTCACCTGAAGTGCCTTTCAACTTTTGTAAAGCTTCACTAGCGTAATCAAACCGGGGGTCCAGTTCACTCACTTCCCCCTTCATGTATAACTCAGCTGCCTTGTGGAACTCGTTACCGTACAGTATTGCCTCGGTCGCGAAGTTCTCTTCGTAATCTTTCTTCACCTTGAGGTGGTAGTACTTTTTAGGGCACTGGATAAACGTCTTTATGCTACTGAAGGACCAGACTGGTCTTTTGCTTTCCACTTAGTACAAGCTCCATAGTTCTTCCCGATTTCCACGTCACCACGCACTGGTAAACCTTTGGCCCAGTCCGGGGTGTACCGCATACAGGCGTCGATGTAGCGCGCAGCTTCCTCGACTTCGTCGTCGCGTACACAACATACCACAGAATCGTGCACTGTTAGGAGCACCCGGTACTGCTTGGCTATCTCTAACATTTGTTCCGCTATTATACAGCGTGCTATTCCCTGACACACATTCTCAACTATTTTGCCCCCGTACAGGTTGACCGGCCCTTTACGTGTTTTGTAGGTGTAGTTGACGAACTCCCCCTGCAGCTTCGCCTCGAGCCCTTCGTACCGCATGAGCAGCCCGGAGGGGAGGATGATGCCTTGCTCCAACGTACTTATACGTAACACACCCTTGCGTCCAAACTCGTACGCTTCCCGCAGGTACAGGCCCTTGAGTGTGGTCTGTGCGTCCTGCCACAGCTTTGCCACAGACTGGTTAGCGGAGCGGTATGTCGAGATGTACAGGGCGCTTTCATCGTCGGTTACATCCACACCGTACGTCTTCAGCTGCTCCTTAAACTTGTTGGCCCCCATGCCGTACCCTGCACCCAAGATTACGGTCTTGCCTATGACGCGTTGGGCGTCAGTGATCTGCTCAGGAAGTACTCGGAAAATCTTAGACGCCATCTGCCGGTACACGTCTTCGCCTTTGGCAAACGCAGCCACCAAGTCGTTCTGCCCAGCCAGCCACGCAAGTACTCGCGCTTCGATCTGTGCGGAGTCAGCCTGAATAATTGTGTACCCTTCGGGCGCCACCAAGCACTTCTTCAAGACCTTGGCGTTCTTGCCGCGTGACGGCAGGTTCTGCAGGTTTATTTTATCGTACCCACCCCAGCGCCCCGTGTGCGCAGCGTAATACTTGATGGGAACTGGCATCGTTTTGCCGCGAGTGGCTATGTCCAAGAACCGCTCTGTACGTGTCTCTTCAAGCGTGCTCTTCACCCCAAGGCGAGCCCCCACCAACATCTGGACCTTGGCGTCCTCATGCTCCAACAACGACTTGAGCCCCTCGTCCGTCTTGGCAAAGGCCCATGTCTCCTTGCCAGTGCGGGCGCTGATCTTGGTCGGCGGTACTACTCCCGCACTGCGGAGCACTTCGGCAAACTTCGGGTTCGACATCAACCCATCACGGTCTACCCCACATTCTTCGAGCAGCTTCTCCTTCTGGTCCTGCAACGCATCCAGATGTTCCTCCAACAAGTTCACATCCAACTCAAGCGCCGGGTGGGTGAACATGCGCAAGGTCATGTCTATTATCTTGAGCTCTTTCTTGGGGAACTTGTGCTTCTGCATGAATATCGTAAACAACTTGTGAGTGAGGTCCACGTCGTTCATGCAGTACTGAGCGTAGGTCTCAAGCTCCTCGGGGGAGAAGTCTTTCCGCCGCTTGCCTTTTGCATTGATGACCTCGTTGCCCTTCTCGCCTATGCCGTACATGGTAGCCAGCGCAGCCAGCGATCCGCTCACCTCTAGTCCGTGCAATGCCCGTGCCATGCACAAGGTATCGAGGTACAGCTTGGGGTGGATGTCGAACCGCCAAGCCAGCACTGCCCCATCGAACAGGGTGTTGTGCGCCAGCAGTGCCGAGGTTGCCCAGTTGTAGTTCGCGTGGAGGTACTGCTTCACCTCCCTGTGTTCGCCGCTCAGCCAGATGGTCTCTTCATCGTTGCGTTTTATCCCAACGAGGATTTCCTCGAAATCAGGACTGCGGACGTACTGCTCTGTGGTCAGCTTTTTGAAGCCGAACTGGTCTGTGTAGTACGTTTCAAAATCGACCGTTATTATGTCCATTAGTTATACGCCCTCACTCTCTTTCCTTGGGTTCCTGATTTTCTTCAGCCCGTTGGCCTGTGCTTTCATGTAGTACGGAAGCACACTACTCTTGATACCGCTCACGCCGATGGGCACTTCAGTTGCTTTGTTACCAGCAGCTTCCCACGCAGCGACATCTTCAGCAAGGCGTTGGCGCAACATATCTCTGCCTTCGTCCGTGCTATCTGCCAGCCTCCAAAACTTGCGGGCCTCAATTTGTTTGTGACTTAGTATTCTTGGCATCGGTATTCTCGTGGCAGTCTTTGTCATGCGCGCAGTTCAGACACAGCACGCCCTCGGTGTACACTGGGTTACGGCAGATGGGGTTCTTGTTCTCTGTACCCCACGTGCCTTCTTCGCATTTGCAGCTCATTTTTTCGGTGTCCTCTTGGTTTTGTTATGTGCCTCCAACGGGGTCAGTGCTTTCTGTGCCTTAATCAGCTCCTCAACCAGCAGGGCTTGCTCTCTTCTTAGTGTATCCACTTCGAGCTTTGCGCGGCGCAGCGCGGCCCACGGGTTTGTCAGTTCTCTCCAGTTCATGCTTGTCTCCTCTGTGTTTAACGCGGTTCCAGCCAAGTATGTAGTTCGGACTCTTACCCTGCAGTAGCTCCCGGTCCTCTTTGTCTGGGGTGTTGCTGGGTCGTTTGCATTGCATCCATCTCTCTCCAGAAATCGGTGTCCACGGGTCGTGGCTTGTTGTTCAGTGGCGGCAGTGCTTTGAGGCGCTGCATGAAGTCGTTCCATTCGGGCTCAGTCATCACTCCTCTCCTATATACCCATCCTGCATGTATTCAAACTTCAGTATCTCCAGTATGCCAAGCAGTTGCGCATATGAGATTCGCCCGTTGTACTGCCTGACTACTTCCCTGATCTCTTCTCTCAGTTTTCCCTCTGGAAGGAACGCTGCTCCCAGTACCCGCACGTTATCATTCATCACTCATCGCCCCTATCATTCTTGTGCTTCAGCGCTATCTCAATGTCCACCGCTACTGCGTAGACGCCTTCGTACAACCGCGAGTCGGTGATAGTGATGTTGGATTTGATGATGTCCTCAATTTCTTCTAGTGCCAGCCCAATAAACTGCTTACTCACTTTGTGCCTCCCATGCGCCGACAACCTCGGCAATCCTCGTTCTTGAATTGACCCCGACTTTGAACCCGCGCACATACGCCTCATTGACTAGCTGCTCAACGTCCCGGCGGTCCTCCTCCGCGCTGATATTTTTTGATTCGTCCCAGTGCCACCCAGCAGCAAGCACGATTTCTTTTACCCGCGCTCTGTCCAGCTTCGTTATGTCAATGAACATCAGCGCGGCTCCTTGTTGTTTTGCAACGCGACTGGAATATAGTGCTCATTGCCCCGCCGCTCTCGATTTATTGGCGTAACGACTTTCCCGTCTGCGTGTGAGTGAGTCAACATTTCTTCTATTAGTGTTGTCACTTGCGTCAGTTGATACCGCATCTGCAGCACTTCATTATAAAGCGCATAAATCTTTTCATCTGTGTTGCGCTCGCTCCAGTACTTGTCCCGCATTGCCATACCTAGTTTCTCCTCATTCATCGCTCATCGCTCCCATCACCGCCTCAAGTATCGCGCTGTCTTTATCAGTCCACTCGTACTTCTCTTCGATCAGCAGCAGTACTGTGTGCAGTGACTTGTACAGGTCTTTTTTGCCTGCCTTGTCCCAGTGCCTTGTGATGTACTTGATCGCCGTATGCTGGCACGCGTCCAACTCGTTCGCCATGCTGTACTGCATAGGCTGGATTTTCAGCTTTTTGTAGTGGCCACCGCCCACTTGCTTGTCATATGCTTTCATTAGTCTCCCTCGGGCAGCATCGCCCGCAGTTGTTCGATGTATGTTCTGTTTAACGCTTCAGACACAATATCAAGCGCCCAAATTGCCGCCTTTATCGCCTCCCTTGGAAGCTTTGCATTTGCAGCATGGATGCCAGTCCAGTACAGTTCAGCCTGCATTGTCGTTGCCCTCCTTTTCCGCAGTGTTTCGCAGCCCGTGCGATTGCTCGTAATGCAACATAGACTCAATCATGTCAGCGGCTTCTTCGCACAGACACCAATAGTCGCCCACGTCTAGCCCTTGGTCAGCGTTAGCAGATTGACGCAAAAAGTCGATCATCTTGTACACTGTTTCTGTGTTATACCAAGTGTTCACACCCCGCCCTCCATCGCTGTCACTGCTGGTAACAGCAGCACTGCTGCGGGTACTCCTTCTTGGGCAAGGAATCTCAGCAGGCTCACAGGCTTATCCATAAGCTCTCCGGCTTCATCCCAAGCAACGAGTGCTGCGCAGGCGCCCTGACCTGCGCCCCAAGCTGCGTCCCAAGCTGCGCCCCAAGCTGCGTCCCCAGCTGCGCCACGACCTGCGCTCCACTTATCTGGGTTAGCTCTCACGTGTGCAAGCACTCGGTCTATGTGTGCTGCGTTGGGTAAGTTACTCCACTTGTTCATTCTCTACCTCCATTGCTTTGCTCATAGGCGCCCTCCTTCCACCAAGGGCAAGCCCACGTCATTGCGGTTGATCCAACAGTGAATATAAAGCAGATCGCCAAGGACTCCCCCCGCTGCGTAAGGTCAGTGCCTGCCAGCCAGAATGTAAACGGCCAGAATGCTGCTGTCAGTAGTGTTACGATTATCTGTTTCATACCCCTTTCTCCTGTTCGCATTTGGCGAGGGCTGCATTAACTGTTCGGATGGTCACAGAGCAGAGCAGTTCCTCAGATGCGACAACTGTGCGCAAAGCCTCCGCAAGCTCCCCCGCCAGCGCCTTGTACCTGTCGCTCTGTTGCGCTTCAACCAAGTTGGCAAAGCGTTCCAACTCCTGCGGCGTCAACCCGGTCTCGTCATCGTAAGGGCCGCGAACAAAGACCCCAGCCTCTTTCGCAAGGCGTATAACGTCTTCTCTGTTCATACCTTCCCCCTCGGCTTATATCGAATTTTGTCCAGATCAACCGATCTAATGTAGGCATTAAACCTACCCAGTACTTCGCCTCGCGTGGCTCCAAACCACGTGAGCTTGACCAGTCCGTCATCGCTGGACAGCATCCAGAAATGTTCACTAACTTTTTTCAGTACCATTAGTTGATTCCTCTTGTAGGTTCTTCATCCATCACACGGAAAGTTTCTAGCACTAGAGCAGCGGTTGCCATCGCACGGCTGCGTTCCATCACGAGATACTGCGCCACTTGCCCGTCAGGCGTGGCTGTGCCTACTACACTGTGCGCTCGTTTAGTTGCCTTGGTCAGGAACTCGGCTTCTTCGAGCGCGAACTCCACTTCATCAAACACAGTGAAGGTCTCGTTGGGAACAAGAACGTTGCGGTCATCAGACATACGGGTTCCCCCAGTCTTTGTGGTTGCCGATTGATTCGTTTACGTGGTACCCGTCCATGTACTCACCCCACTCGGGGGTGTTGGGGACAAGTGATTCCCGCAGCCCGTTCACCAGCTTGTGGGGCACGCGGCCACGGCGGTAGTAGGAGTCCGCCATGCCACGGTCATAGGGGCTACCGTGGTCAGTATCTATAAGTGCTCTGTGTGTAGCGGCTTCACTCAAATTATAAGTAGTCATACAAATATCCTCAGCAAAATTATCAGCATGTAGTAGCGGTTTAGTTTTATGGAGTTTGGTCACATACTCCACGGATGTCAAGAAAAAGAAACCCGTGACGTGGGTTAGTCGGCGCATGCCTGTATGGTGAACTGCAAGAGCAGTACAACGAGGGCTACATCATACGCTGCCGGTGTTTTTCGCTATGCCACCCACCGCCGGCTGGGGTGTAAGAGGTTAGACCTCTTCGTTATTCCGCTTGGCGTACGCCAACATGATAAGCGCGCCTACAGTAAGTGCATCGTCCTCGTTGACGACCCATGATGCACCGTGTGCAGCCTGTATGTCTTTCAATTCTTTGTCCTGCAATGCAGTCGTGGTGTTCTTCCCAGCCTTACATTCGATGGCAAAAAACATCCCTCGGTAACATCCGATGATGTCGGGTATGCCGGAACGCCCATACCCGTTGGCCACTGGGAAGAAGTAGTACACGTCAGAGCCCATGCGCTTCAGTGTCTCCACAACTTGTTTCTTCACTTTCCGTTCCGGTGTCATAGCCATGCTGTCACTCCTCGTCGAAGACCCAAAATACTGTTCGTGATATCCGTCTACCCACGCCCGTCACATACTCGGTCGGTGGATCGTAGGAGCGGGTGTTCAGTACTGCCAGCTTGTTGATTACTTGTTCTGGTAAGCACTCCACCCGCATCACGCTTGTCTTGCCTTTCCCCACCATCCCTACCTCCACTACTTCTACGTAGTCATCTGGTAGTGCAGTCACGCGAAGGAACGTGGTGTATTCCATCCCCGGCAGATCAAGCTGCGTCATAAGAGCTGCCCCTCGAACACACTCTTCAGTTCGTCCTCAGTAACAAGTACAGCGATACAGTCAATGCCGTCCCGTAGCAGTCCTTTGAAGTGTGGCACCACTGCTCCAACACCGGCTATGGTACCAGACTGCCTGTTTATGGCGACAGTCTGCAGCCTCCCCACCACTGCCACCGGCAGGCAATCCAACGACTCGATCTGGCGCATGTAAAACTCGTTCCGCTTGTTGGTGTAGAAGACGCACCCGGTCGGCTCATCTCCGAACGAGGTTACCATCAAGACGTGCTCTGACACTGGGCTATCACGTTGTTGCTCTATCAGTTCGCGTTCGCTATTGCAGTACTCCTCCATCACCTTGCGTAGGGTGGGGTGCGTTACCTCCGCTGGGGTCTCCCCACGCATCAGGGCCACCAGTATATCGAGCAAGGGCAACTGCAACCCGGGCGTGATCAGGGTTTGGCTAGTTTCGTTCCGCAGTTTCCCAAACGCTGCTTTGAAATGCTGTTTCAGGGTACTCACTACATGGTCGCTGTTGCGCGCTACAGTACATGCAGCGACATGAGTAGAAACAGGGTAAGCAGACTCCACGCAACGGATTGCAGAGGTCGCCGACTTGAACACATTAGTTGCACGGGCATACAGATCGGCTATCGCCTTGGGCTTATGGTTCTTCAGTTTGCTTTTGGACATCGCCAGATGGGTAACGTAGTACACAAACTCGGTGCCTAAACTCTTGTGCTCTATCGTCACGAGTACCGAATAGTAAGGGTCACCCGGGCGGCGGAAACCTACCTGATCTACGCGGGGGTTCGTTTCCCAATCCATCTGGACTTCGTTGTACCCCCTCCTACCAAGCCGGCAAATGCGCTGTTGCACGGGCTTTTTCCCACCGGGCGGCGCCATGATTGCGGAAAAGACCACCGGCTCCATGATGAAATTTGGCTTACTGCGCTTGTGTAGTTTGTTTATCGCATCTTGGAGCGGACGCAGGTAGCTGTAGTCCATCCTCTCAGGGCCCACCAGTGTCGCCATATCGGCCATTAGCTTTGTCTGCCGCGAGGGGGTGAGCATGTTCATGTCCCACGAGTTGTGTATGTACACTGTGTCCCTAGTGAGCACCTCGGCTCCCAGCGCGGCAACCATGTTTTGGAGATTCAAATTTGTCATAGCGTTTCTCTCTCGTAGTTAAGTTACAGTTATTAGTCGTTCACATGCGGATGTGAACAGTCTTGCCAACAGCCGGGCGAGCCGCCTTGTTGTTGAGCACACACCACAGCACGTCCATGTTCCAGTTCCCCCAGCCTCCGCCGAGGTGTCCATCAGTAAACACCACCGCTGCCGTAGCATCGATGTGGTTGGCGCGCAGGTAGTCCGTCACGCATTCCACGTTAGTGCCACCACCACCAGCGGGTTTGGTCGATGATGCCAGTTCTGCCACGGGCATGTGGCCTTCGCCGTACACCTCAGCCGCACACACTCGCGTATCCCAGTACAACAAGTGCACACGAGTGACCATGACCGCCTCGAGCATGCCTATCACCTCTGACAAGAACTTGGTGAGATGTTCCTGCGCGATACTCATCGAAGTGTCCACTGCAATCACGATGTCCTCCATGCGCTCACTGATACGCCCGGGGCGCAGTATGCCTGCGGCCATGCAGCGGCGGTTGAGTGTACGCCACGTAGCGTCCTCATCACCACGACATACGGTAGAGAAGAACTCACGGGTGACCTCGCGCCAGTCCACCTCGACAGCAAGTAGCTCCTGTATCGCACGCCCACCTGTGCCCTTGCCCATCTTGGATGCGTTGATCACGCCCTGACGCAGCGCCTCGTCAATGTCCTGCGCCAGCTGCTTCTGCTCATCCTTGCCCAAGTCCTGGGCACCAGCCCAGTCATGCGAGTCCATACCGTTGCTGGGTTGCGGCTGTTGCTGCTGTTGTTGCTGCTGTTGCTTCTGCTCATCACGCAGGATGTTGAACACCTGCGCCTCGTCCATGCCACGGAACCGGGTGTCGAGACAGCCCAGCGGCTTGCCGTCAGCCATCGGCATCTTCACAAACCCATCCGGGTTCTCGTCCACGATGGACAGGTTGATCACGTAGTCACACGCACGGTTGGCGAGGTCGGCATCGATGTCGTACATCCACTGGTAATGTATCAGGTGGCGGCGCACCTTGTGCTGGCTCTCGTGCAAGACTACGAACCGGAGGCAGGCGTCATCGGCCAGCGTCTCGTCTACAAACTTCTTGCCATAGAACTCGTCACGCCCGTTGGTTGCTGCGGTGGGCAGGTCATCCTCGATCTTGCGTTCACCGATCATGAACACACCGGCCATCACCGTGTATCGGTCATGGCTCATCAGTGCGTTGACTGCGCGCTCGAGACGCTGGGTGGTGGTCAGCGTAGGGTTGAATGAAAACATAGCAATGTCCTCGTGTTGTGGTTGTGGGTGGATCAGTTGCCGAACAGGTGTGCGTTGTCACGTGCCCATGCCATGTACTCGGGGCAGCGGACGATCTGCTGCAGGCGTGGGTAGTCCTTCACCCGGGTGCCATTGCCGAACAGTCCCTGCGCCGGACGATCCAGACGCTGCAGGTAAGTCATCCACTGCGGTGCCCATGAACGATCGACCGTGGCCAGTGCACGGAACACCAGCATGCAGACAGCTGACACTTTGTCAGGGATGCGTGCACCCATCGGGTCGTTGATGATCTCGTCCTTGCTGGGTATCTGCGTCATCAACGTGTTGTACGCCATCAGGTCCGATGCTGCACGGGGACCAACGGTGCCGGCCAGTGCTGCGCGCAGCATGTCGTCTGAGAACCTGCCACCTGCAGCAAGTACTGCGTCACGGTCATGCATGATGTCGCTGGCACCCTCGAGTGAACGCCCAGTAACAAATGCCACAGGCTTGCTGGCAGCACGTGGATCATAGATGTGCGGTGCCTCGCGCTCGGTGATGTCCGGGGACTCGAAGTCCATGAAGCTATAGAACAGCTGCGGCGTGTCCTTGGACCATGCCTGCACCGTGGGGTGAACACCTGCGGCGATCGACCAGCCCAGCCAGCCCAGCTGGTCGGACTTCTTCATGGTCACCACGGTGCAGCGGTTGCGGCCATGCGCTGGTAACAAGTCACCAAGACCCTCGGCCCCGAGGTTGGTAGTAGCGAACACCCGGGAGTCGGGGTGCAGCTGCATGTTGCCGTACTTGCGCTCATACAGGACACGCAGCACAGCGTTGAACGCGGAGCGTGGCATCTTGCCGATCTCATCGAACATGAGGAGGACTGGCCCATCCAAGTGCAGGCCCAGCTCCTCATGCGGCAGGGTAGTGAAGGTCATACCATCGGCGCTGTACTTGACCATGAAGAAGTCACCGCTGTCGGTCTTGGTGGTGCAGTCGATGTAGATGCTGGTGTAGTCGGCGAACTGCGGCATCGCCCCGATGATGTTCAGCAGGGCAGACTTGCCCCAGCCCATCTCGCCCTGCACGATGATGGTACGGTTGTGGCCGGTCGCTGCGATCAGGTCAGCGGTGTCGTCAATGTCCAGTGCAAACTGGTTGATCAGGTTGAATGCGGTACGTGCGGTCATAGCGTCTTCCTCTTTAGCTAGGGCCGTGGCCCTAAGTTGTGGTTGGTTGTGTTACGTTTGGTGCATTATACTGAAGTTTGTTATGGAGTCAAGGTTGTCGGTTTAGCGCAGCCGGTTAGCCCAGAACTCCGCCGCTTGCTGTCGGGTCAGGGTCACGCCGAGCACCGAGCTGGTCACCTGTACGAGGATGTCCAGTGCTGTCATTGCTTCCTCTACTGCGTAGATGGACGGCGTGTACTCCTGCTCCACTGTGGGTACCGTGGGTATCGTGGGTTGTACTGCTGGCAACTCAAGCTCCAGCTGCTCTTCCTGCCTCACTTCTTGCTGTGCTGCTTTCCTCGCTGCTCGTGCAACGTCCCGGGATACGCGCATCTTCTCGAGACGTGCAGCCCGCTCCTCGGGGGGCAAGCTGCTCCAAAAGGGCTTCATGTTCTGGCTGCATACAACGCGGAAGGTTTTGTTTTTGCGACCGTCTTTCGTGGGGCTCTCCTTACCAGCCAAGGCTGGGTATGTTGTTGATGATGTTGTCGATCTTCTGTTTCGTCTCAGCACGCAGGGTGTCGCTAGTCTTCAGCGCATCGTAGGTCACCCCAGTCAGCGCGTCCTTCAACTCGAGACGCACCCGCTCCATCTCGGTGTCCTGCGTCAGGTTGCATGTCCGCATGATCTCCACGATGTCCAGCACGTTCTGCACCAGCGTGCTCTGGAACCCGGACGGTTTGCCGTTGTCCTTGTCGGTCAGGCGCAGGCTCATGTTCTTGAGCGGGACCAGCAGTCGATCCCACACCCCACGCATCGCATCCTGCAGGCGGCTGCTCACGCTTGCCTCGTACATCTCGGCCAGCTCCTTGCGGATGTCCGCCTCGATCACACCCCGGAAGTCAGTCGGTTCGGGCATGGGCTCCATGAAGAACGACCAGCGGAACTTACTGCGCAGGGTGGCCACTGAGGGATAGTCACCCTCGTCAAACGCATCGCCCAGCTCCAGCTGTGCACGTGCCACCTGTGCTGGGTAGTCTCGCAGGAACGCCTCGCGGTGGTGCTCCAGCTGTGCAAAGTAACTGCGGACGGTGTTCATAACGTCTATGATGTACTCGTTCGGCATCATGTACCTGCCCCTGTCGTAGTCGGCAGTCTTGCTGCGGATGTACGCCCGCATCTCCCCCTCGATGCGCTTGCACTCGTGCAGGTTGGCACTGTCCACCAACTTCTTGGGCACCCGCAGGCGCCCTTTGTCGGCGTGCTTCACCTCGGCCAGCTCGGCGGCTAACTTCTTGTCGTTCACCTCGAGGGAGGGAACGCCTATGGACAGGGTGACCAGCTGGATGCAGTCGGACACGCGCAGTGTCGGTTTGATGTCGGCCATGTGGGTGGCGTTGGTGTTGCTGGTGTTAGCCGATTGACTAACATTGTTGCTGGTGTATGCGTTCATGGTGTAGCCCTCTTGTGTTGGTGTTGTTGGTGTTGTTGGTGTTGCGTTGTACTGCGTTTCCCTGACTTCTTAGGAACCATTTAACCACACTTGTGGGTGTAAGTCAAGGTTTCTGCTTGTTCTATGCTGTTGTGTTATGTTTGCTTGTGTTTGCTTCACACCCTCCCTGTAGCGAATATGCTATCGCCCAATGTAAACAGGACGAACGTCAGTATGCCTATGGCAGCTGCGCCCAACACGCTCCCCACTGCCACCATTACTATCACTCCCCAGTTGTTGCCTTGCATCACATAGTCCTCTTCGGGTTCAGCTGTGCCAGCTGTTGTGGGTCGGTTATCAGGATGTAATTGCTCTTGTTCATCGGCGCCACGCACCAGCTGGCTCGTTGCTGTACTGCCTCGAAGTCGCCGCAGTCCTTGCAGGTCTCATACCCAAGGTCGGCCCTGCGCTTGTCGTACATGGTGCCACAGGACGCGCACTCCACGTGCTCGTCAGGATCAAGCCACCACTGTTCCTCGTTGATCGTCAGTCTGCTGTGTTCTGTTTTCATGCTGGGTTCCTCGTTGGTTGTGGGTGTTGTGGGTTGTTCTTCAAAACTTACTAGCACGGCTGCCGTGTACCACGATCGCTATGTTCGGCTTGCCTGCAACCGATTCGCTCTTACCTCCGCACAGCATGCAGTCGGCGCAGGACATGCCTTTGGAGTCGGACAGGCACTCGATCTCGTTGGGTCGGAGCTCGGTGATGTCGTGCACTATGCGGAAGGTCCGGGCCTTGTCGGCCCACAGGTTGATTGATGTCTTCGCCGTTTCAGTACTCGCCATGCAGTACTGCAGCACCTCCGGGTCAAAATTCTTGTGGCGCATCTGGTGCGTGTAGCCGGTATGGCCGGATGCAAAGGTCACAAGGTCACGCAGTACTCGTACTGGCACCGCCGCAGGATCGCCGTAGGCGCCCAGCCGGACCTTTCGGTTGCGCAATATCTTAGCCAGTATTTGGTTGCGCAGTGGGGTGGCTGCAGGATGGGTCAGGTCCATGTATGCGCCTCGTTTGTATGCACGGTAGATTGATGTCGGTGCCTGTCCAAGGTTGACGTAGCACGCGCCGCCGACCGACCACTTGTGTGGGCAGTTACCACAGATTGCGCTGTCCAGTTTTTTCTTGCTTGCATCCAGTGGGGACATGTCTTCCCGGATGATCCATGTCTGGACCATGTCGCCGGTCTTGCGGTTGTTTGTTCGGGTAGTTAAAAGCATTATGATCGGCGCACCATCCAGCATGGATGGGCCTTTGTACACGATGTAGCCGGTCGGGTTTTTCTTGCTGGTCTTGTTGGTCTTGCGCATTGCCTTGCCCTCGTTGGTTGCGTTGTTTGTTAGGTAATGGACTAACATTTGTGCATGATTGCTGCACTGTTGGTGCTGTTTTGCTTTCCCTCACCAACAGCCTATAGTATACGACAAAACTGAACATAAGTCAAGTAAACAGAAACATGTTAGGTAATAGACTAACAAAGGGAGATATAGGGAAAATGGTGGTGTAGGTAGTGTGCTGATTCGTTATGTGTACCTAGGTACAGAAGTATTGGTGTTGGATGTAGTTGTGTTTCGTGTGTAGGGGTCGGGGAATATCCCTATTTTCTGTGTGTACCTTTTTTTCGGCAAAATCGGGAAAATTGGAGGAAAAATCGGGAGAAACTTCAATGAATACAACCGTGTAACCAAGCACTTCTAAAACGTACTTTGTTTGTTGCTGTAAGTTGTTGATTATAAAGGCTTGTAACTTTTGTACTTTTGTACCTCGAAAAAAGAACCTCGGACCTTTTTGGGGGGTGGGGGGTGAGAATGATAATGATTCGCATTCCCCTACTTACGTAGGTCGGCTGCATTTCCTAGGAAAAAAAGGTAACAAAGTACACTTATTATTATTATTTATTATTATTATATATTATCTATTATTATTGTTTTTTATATTAGCTACTAAACAGCACATCAGTACCTTTGTACCTAGGTACACATAACAAAACGCAAATCCGCTCAATTCGTACCTTTTCGATCTCCACAAATGGCACAAAATAAATCAAAAAGTACAAAGGTACGCGGCCCGTACGGACCCCATTTGCACAATATTTACATACTTTGTTAGGTAATTGCCTAACAATACCGCGCGTCGCCGATCGCCGCAGCACGCCGCGAGGGAACTGGTCTCGCCTCCCTCACAAATCAGCCTTGTTAGTCAATTGCCTAACAAACCAGCACATCCTGCACGCCGAAGCTGGGCTTTGTGGGAATAAGTTATGGTGGGGCCGCCGGGCAGCACGCCGCGAGGGAACTGGTCTCAAGGGGTGGGGGAGTTTGTTGGGGTGCGCCAGCTTGGCGCGAACCAGATGGGTGGTGCCTGAATCACTTTTCTCGGGGCGAAAAAAAGCCCCGCACATGGCGGGGCTTGGTAGAGCGGGTGGATCACTTCAGCAGCTTGGCGATTTCTGCCAGCTTGGCCAGAACCGGAGTGACATCGAAATCCGGCGTCTCCATTTTCTGGATCATGTCCACCATGTCTGCCAGCTTGATGCTGACTCGAACACGTGGCGTGTTCTTTGTTGCCGGACCACGCGAGTCCGCCTCGATACGCTTGCGCAATGCAGCGCGGAGTTTGCCCAACAAGCTGCCACGCTGTTGCATCTGATAGCGGCGCTCGGCCTTCTTTTCCTCGCTCAGGTCGCGGGCCTGTGCATTCAGTACCGCCTGTGCAGCTTTCGGCATGCCGGCCTGAATGAAATTGAGCAGGCTGTCGTAGAACGTGCGGTCGCCATCCTTTGCAGGGGCTTCCATTGCTTCGGGCGTCACACCGTCTGCAATCAGGCCGTCAACTGCCAGCTTGGTGCGGGCTCCGAAGGCAACGCCAGCTTCGGCAAACTTGATGATGTTGGAACCGGTAGTGGTGGAGATTTTCATAGCTATTCCCATGCACGGAAGGAGTCAGAGACGTTCAGGCCGTGCCCTCAACGTGGAAACAATTACACCACAAGTTACCCAAGATTGCAAGCTCTTTTGTAAGTTATTGATTCGTTTAATGAATTTTCATGCTGTTTAGTGTGTTTTTGTTAGGTAATTGACTAACAAGAGCCGAATCGTGGCGGGTGCGTGGCGGGTGCGTGGCGGGTGCGTGGCGGGTGCGTGGCGGGTGCGCAATGTGGCACGCCGAGGAAATTTGATGGAGATTTCGAGGTCGAAAAGCTCGGGGCAGCGCGCCGCGCGAGAACTGGTATCAAACCCACATCCTTGTGGGTTCCGGTCAGAGCAAGAAGAGCAGGACCGTGATGATATACAGACAGGCGGCTGTTGCAATCGAGCCCAACACAATCCCTGCCCAATACAATACTACTTTCATAACTATCTCCTCAGTTTAAGTGGCGCCATCCGTGGCGCCGTGGTTATCTGTGGAATGTTGCGAAGGTCGTTATATCTTGCCCTATTCTGGCACTGACGAAGTAACCGCCAGTTATGTACCAGAGTCGGATAACTACCCGGTCCAGCCAGTACGTACTGGCCAAATCAACCAACATCAGCGACCGTTGAGACGGGTCGCGGTAGTGCCATTCGGCGTGTTCCTTCCATCCATCATTATCTTGCATAGCGTCTTCCTCAGTGATGGGCCATCCATGGCCCGGGTTGTTATGGTTAGTGTCCTGCCTCGACCAACTCTTTCGCTAGTCCCAGCGCCTTTTGGTACGCTGTGTCTGCTTCCTTTTCCCTACCTACCATGAGCATCATGCCCATGAATTGGAGTTGGAACAGCAGCTGCTCTGCTGTGGTCTTTTCTGTTGCTACGGTGTTGTTCATGTCTATCTCCTCAGTTTAAGTGGCCCCCCTTGCGGGGGGCCGGGTTGATTACTTGTTCAGGCAGGGGGCTTTTACTTCACGAACACCTTCTTCCTCAGAAGAGTAGTCACGAAGCAGGTCGAACCCACCCAGAAACCCACCGTACTCTTTCTGGAACAGCTCGAGGTTGCGCTCGTCAAGCTGGCATACTGCGCGGTGCAATGTACGGGCTGCATCGTGGAGTGACCAAACCCGGGTGTCCGAAAAGCCTTTGTTGCTGAAGTTGGAGCCTTGCATAACGTCTTCCTCGTTGCGGTTCAGGACCATTCCCAAACCGTGAAGCTATTAGACCACAAGGTGCCCAAGAAGTCAAGCGTTTTGTTTAGTTTTGTGCAGTATTGTTGAGCCTAGCTGTGTCGAATGCAGATGGGTTATGGGGCGACCCCACCATACCCGGTACCCCCCTTTGTGCGCGTTGGTTCCATGGCCCGCTTAGTAATACTATTCCGCGCAAGCAAATCCCAAAAATCGCAAAAGCCGGCTAACGCGAAAAATTCCAGTCGGTCCAAAAAGTCCAGAAAGTCCAAAACCAGCAAGCCCCCCACCCCCAAACAAAACGCCCCCAGCCAGACCCCACCCCCCTCAATACAGCAAACACCCCCACTTGCAAATAAAGTACCCAGTACATACACTGCGCGCACCCAGTACCCAGTACTTGCGCTTATGATGAAAGAAATGCCTGACGGCACCTTAGACCTGCCAGACGAGATCAACATCACCGATCTCCAACTGAACGCATCCAGCGCGTGTAGGAACCTCGACCTCCTTGATAAACACAACATGGAGCTGTCGGGAGGGTTCGAGAGTGGGGACGACGACCCGTTTGCGGTCCCGCTCCCTCCACCCAAGCTACGCACCCCGTTGGCCAAAACCAAGACGACCGCGTCACTCCTGCAGATATACAACATTCTGCAGGAGTTCGGTGGCTCACTGAACGCTACCCCGGAAGAAGTCCGCAACACGGTGGTTAACAAGCTGCTCTTGGAGTTGGAGAACCCTGACCCGAAGATACGGCTGAAAGCTATCGAACTGCTCGGTACGGTACCCGGCGTAGACCTGTTTGGCACCAAACGAACCTTGGCAGAAGCCCCCAAAACCAACGCCCCCGCCAAAGATCAGCTGAAAGAGCGCCTCAAAAAGCTAAAAGAGAGCATGGAAGGGGTGTACGAGAGCCCTGTGGCCCCCGAAGAGGGGGATTCTGACGAGTGAACGCCGCGGTAAAGCCCAGAAAAGCCCCGTTCCCCTTCACTCCAGAGGAATTGAACCTCCTGCTGGACAATATCGACTCCTGTACCCCAAAAGAACAGTCAGAATTGCTGAAATTGGTGGAACAATTCGAGGAACAGCAGCGGTTAGAGGCGTGTCGTACCGACTTGATTGAATTCTGCAAGACCATGCAGCCCGATTATAAGGTCGGTAAGCACCACCGGGCGTTGGCGGACATGCTGATGTCGCTGGAGCTGGGGGTTAACGGGAAAGAAGAGCAGGGGAAAGACCGTATTTGCGTCAATATGCCCCCTCGTCACGGTAAATCACAGCTGATTTCCCTCTATTTTCCTGCGTGGTTCTTGGGGCGCAACCCCGACAAGAAGATACTCATGGTGTCCCACACCACGGACTTGGCAGAAACTTTCGGTAGAAAGGTGAGGAACCTCGTCAGTACAACTGAGTACGCTGAGATATTCCCCGGCACGAAGCTGGCCATCGACAACAAGGCGGCACGCCGCTGGAACACAAGTGTCGGGGGCGAGTACTTCGCCTGTGGTGTGGGCTCCGCCTTGGCCGGACGAGGCGCCCACCTGCTGATTGTTGACGACCCACATAACGAGCAGGACATCATCAATGGGAACCTTGACGTCTTTGACAAGGCGTATGAGTGGTTCACGTACGGTGCCCGTACCCGTCTGATGCCGAACGGGCGTGTGGCGATCTGCCAGACAAGGTGGCACATGGACGACCTGACTGGGCGTCTTGTCCGGGACATGGCACAGAACGAGCTGTCCGACAAATACGAGGTCGTGGAGTTCCCGGCGATCTTCGAGATTGAGCAAGAAATAGAAACCCCCCTGAACCCGGACGACCCAGACTCCCCAACGACCACAACAACCCGCATCATCGAGAAAGCGCTCTGGCCGGAGTTCTACGACCTCCCTGCCCTGCACCGCACCAAAGCGTCCATGCCCCTGTTCCAGTGGAACGCGCAGTACCAGCAGAACCCGACAGCCGAAGAGGCGGCGGTGGTCAAGCGCGAGTGGTGGAACTTGTGGCCCCACGAGGACCCGCCCAAGTGTGAGTACCTGATCATGTCCTTGGACGCCGCTGCTGAGACTGGCAACCGGGCGGACTACACGGCGATAACCGTGTGGGGGGTGTTCATGTACGAGGACACCATCCGCGACAACGCCGGGGACGTGATAGGAGTGCCGGGCACCTTTAATATTGTCCTGCTGGACTGCGTCCGCAAACGCCTCGAGTTCCCTGAGTTGAAGGACGAGTCGATGCAGCTGTATAGGCAGTGGGAGCCAGACGCGTTCATTGTGGAGAAGAAGGGCAGCGGCACACCGCTGTATCAGGAGTTACGTCGGTCAGGACTTCTTGTACAAGAGTACACCCCACATCGCGGTTCTGGTGATAAGATGGCAAGACTGAACTCAGTTGCTGATATTATCCGGTCTCGTATGGTGTGGGTCCCCCAGACACGCTGGGCGGAAGAGCTCGTGGAGGAGGTGGCGGGGTTCCCGTTCATGTCCCACGACGACTTGGTGGACTCCACTGTGATGGCCCTGATGCGGTTCAGGCAGGGAGGGTTCCTCCGACTGCCCAGTGACGAGCCTGAAGAGCCACAATACTACAAACGGCGGAGAGAAGGTTACTACTAATGGCTGACCCCCTCGACTGGCTCCGCAGCAACATGCCGAGCTTCACGCCCGAGGCGAAGGAGCTGGCCAAAGCAAGGTTGGAGGACTGCAAAGCTTGTCCTCAGTTAGTCAGGGCGACTGGGCAGTGCCGCGAGTGCGGCTGCATGATGCCGGTCAAGGTGTTTTTCCGTAATGCAAAGTGCCCACTGGGTAAGTGGGGAGAGGCGGAGTAAAAATGGCAATCGAAAAAGGTCTGTACGCCGCCCCGATGGGGTTGGAAAGCGAGCCCGGTGAGGCGCTCGAAATTGATATCGTGAACCCTGAGATGGTCACGTTGGCTGACGGTAGCGTGGAGATCACGATAATGCCGGAGCTTGAGTCGGATGAGGCCGCTGGTGCGCCGTTCGATGCCAACCTCGCTGAGTACCTCGATGAAGGCGTGATGAGCAGCTTGGCATCCGACCTGTGTGGGCTGATCGACGCCGATCGCAACAGCCGTAAGGACTGGGCCGACACATTCGTCAAGGGCCTTGAGGTGCTGGGCTTCAAGTACGAGGACCGGACTGATCCGTGGCAGGGTGCATGCGGTGTGTACAGCACCGTGCTGGCTGAGGCGGCGATACGCTTCCAAGCAGAGACCATGAGCGAGACGTTCCCCGCAGCAGGCCCGGTGAAGACCAAGATTCTGGGCGAGGTTACCCGGGAGAAGGAAGATGCGGCGCTGCGTGTCAAAGGTGACATGAACTACGAGCTCACCGATGTGATGGTGGAGTACCGCCCCGAGCATGAGCGCATGCTGTACACCCTCGGCCTTGCAGGTTCGGCGTTCAAGAAGATTTATTACGACCCTGCGATTGGGCGCCAAGTGGCACTCTTTATCCCGCCGGAAGATGTCATCGTGCCTTACGGTGCGTCCCACATTGAGACTGCAGAGCGTGTGACCCACGTGATGCGCAAGACCAAGAACGAGATCAGGAAGCTGCAGCAGTCGGGCTTCTACATCGACGCAGACCTTGGCGAGCCCGTGCCCTACCACTCCGACATTGAGGAGAAGAAGGCAGAGGAGGGTGGGTACACCCTGACCGACGACGACCGCTACACCTTGTACGAGGTGCATGCTGAGCTCGTGATAGAGGGCTTGGATGAAGAGGATGACGACGAGATCGCCAAGCCATACGTGATAACGATCGACCGTGGCACGAGCAAGGTGCTGGCGATACGCCGTAACTGGAACCCCGACGACATGCTGATGCTGAAGCGTCAGTACTTCGTGCACTACGTGTACGTGCCGGGGTTTGGGTTCTACGGTCTTGGTCTGATTCACATCGTGGGCGGCTACGCCCGCGCAGGCACTTCGCTGATCCGTCAATTAGTTGACGCCGGTACGCTGGCTAACTTGCCCGGTGGTCTCAAGACTCGTGGCTTGCGCATCAAAGGTGACGACACGCCCATCCCGCCGGGTGAGTTCCGCGACGTGGACGTGGCCAGCGGCAGTATCAAAGATAACATCATGACGCTGCCGTACAAGGAGCCTAGCCAGACCCTGCTGGCGTTGTTGAACCAGATCACCGAGGAAGGTCGCAGGCTCGGCGCCATCAGCGATATGAAAATCAGTGATATGAGCGCCAACGCGCCAGTGGGGACCACACTCGCCCTGCTGGAACGCACGTTGAAACCGATGGCGGCTGTACAGGCCCGTGTGCACTACGCGATGAAGCAGGAGTTCAAACTCTTGCGCGCTATCATTGCTGAGTATGCTCCGACTGAGTACATGTACGTACCGGATCGTGGCGAGCCACGTGCGAGGCAGTCGGACTATGCGATGGTCGAGGTCATCCCGGTCAGCGACCCCAACAGCAGCACCATGGCGCAGCGGGTAGTGCAGTATCAAGCGGTACTGCAGATGGCGCAGAACGCTCCGCAGATATACGACCTTCCTCAGCTGCATCGTCAGATGATCGAGGTGCTGGGCATCAAGAACGCTGACAAGCTTGTCCCGACCAAGGACGACATCAAGCCATCCGATCCGGTCAGCGAGAACATGGCAGCGCTGGTGGGCAAACCCATCAAGGCGTTCATGTACCAAGACCACGACGCTCACATTGCGACTCACCAAGCGTTCATGCAAGACCCGCAGATTGCGGCGTTCATCGGGCAGAATCCGGCGGCGCAGCAGATCATGGGGGCCTTGAGTGCTCACATTGCCGAGCATATGGCGTTCGCTTACCGCAAACAGATCGAAGAGAAGCTGGGTGTCACGCTGGCCGAGCCGGGCAAGGAGATGCCGGAGGAAGCCGAGGTACTGCTGTCGCAGGTCATGTCGCAGGCAGGCATGCAGCTTACGCAACAGAAACAGGCGGCTGCAGCACAGCAGGCGGCTCAGCAGCAGATGCAGGACCCAGTCATTCAGATGCAGATGCAGGAGCTTCAGCTCAAGGGCGCAGAGCTCCAACGCAAAGCAGCGAAAGACGCAGCCGACAACGCCTTGGCGCAGGAGAAAGTGGACGTCGAGCGTCAGCGCATCGCCGCACAGACTTCCAGCGAGGCAGCGCGCATTCAGTCACAGCAGCAACAGGCCGCGCAGAGAATGCAGCTTGATATAACCAAAGAGCTGCTCAGTGCAGCAGATAAACAAACGCGGGAGCGCGAGACTCCGCCGCAGAGGTAAGACATGGCCAAAACCGTCTTTGACGTGCTTGAAGAAAAGCTGGCTGCAGCGCAGCGAGCCTCAGAAGAATCCCTGACCGAAGGAGCTGCAAAAAGCTTCGACGAGTACAGGCATACGTGCGGAGTGATCCGGGGTCTAGCGACCGCACGGCGAGAAGTAGCAGACCTTGCGCGACACTATCGAGAGAACGACGATGACTGAAGTATCGGAGAAAACGCCGGCTATGGTTGAGCTGGAGCAGAAGCGCGCCGCGCTGTATGCAGAGCAGGAAAGAGCCTTGGCTGAGTTGGAAGCAGCTATCCCCACCCCCACCGGATACCACCTACTGATCGCACTCCCTGAAGTTGAAGAGGAGTTTGACGGCGGTATCTTAAAAGCTACAAAGACTATGCGAGAAGAACAGATTCTGTCGTCGATCGGTCTTGTGTTGGACATGGGTGACCAAGCCTACGCGGACCAGACCCGGTTCCCGACGGGCCCTTGGTGCAAAACTGGGGACTACGTGATGTTCCGTCCAAACAGTGGCACAAGGTTCCGCATTGGCGCTACTGAGTATCGACTGCTCAACGACGACTCCGTGCAGGCTATCGTCCCCAACCCCCGTGCTATTGCACGTGCTATCTAAGGAGTAACAGCGTATGGCTAGACAAGAGGTGACATTCGAGTTCCCCCACGAGGCGGAAGACTCGAACAGGCAGGAGCAGATGGAGGAGCTCAAGATTGAGCTTGAGCCGCCAAAAGGCCGCAACGAAGTAACCAAGAAAGTAGAGAAGCCGGAGACCAAAGCTGGCGAGTTTGAAATCGAGGTTGAAGACGATACGCCGCCCAAAGATCGCAACCGTAAGAAATCTGACCCCCCGGCAGAAGTGTCTGACGACGAGCTTGCGGAGTACTCCGACAAGGTCAAGAAGCGTATCCAGCACTTCAGCAAAGGTTACCACGACGAGCGTAGGGCCAAAGAACAGGCGTTGCGTGAGCGTCAGGAGCTGGAAGCCTACGCCCGCAAGCTGGTGGAAGAGAACCAGCAGCTCAAGCAGACCACCGACCGTAGCCACAACACGCTCATTGAACAAGCCAAGCAGCAGGTGACGTTAGAGCTTGATGCAGCCAAGAAACGCTACAAAGAAGCTTATGAAGCTGGCGACGCTGACCAACTGTTGGCGGCGCAGGAAGCGTTGACCGCAGCTAAGATCAGAGGCGATAAAGTTGCGGGGTTGAAACCTAAGCCTTTACAAGACAAAGAGATTCCTGTACAACAAGCTCCAACGGCCCCTGTTCGACCCACGCAAGCTCCCACAGTTGACGAACGTGCAGAGAACTGGAGGCAGGAAAATTCGTGGTTTGGTGCTGATGACGAGATGACCGCATACGCACTGGGATACCATAGCAAGCTAGTGAAAGAGGGTGTAGACCCTCGATCAGACGAATACTACGAGAAGATCAACTCTCGTATGCGCAAATTGTTCCCAGAGTCGTTTGACGACGCTGAGGAAGAGCAGGAACCGCCCAAGGCTAAGGCCAAGGCACCTAATGTGGTTGCACCCGCTACGCGGAGCACGGCCCCTAGAAAGGTCACTTTAACGCAAACACAGGTCGCCATAGCCAAACGGCTGGGTGTACCGCTCGAACTTTACGCCAAACAGGTTGCTGAACTGAGGAATACGAAATGACTGCAAACAGACTGAGCCGAGAACTGGAAACCCGGGAAACGACCACCCGCACGAAATCGTGGGTACGTCCCGAGCTCCTTCCGTCACCTACTCCGGAACCGGGGTTTGTGTATCACTGGGTGCGCCTTAGCACCCGTGGGACTGCTGATGCTACTAACGTATCCTCGAAACTGCGTGAGGGTTGGGAACCCGTAAGAGCTGTGGATCACCCCGAGATTGTGCTGACAGGCGTCGAAAGCGAACGCTTCAAGGACAACATCGTTATGGGTGGACTGATGCTCTGCAAAGCCCCAGTTGAGATGGTTGAGGAGCGGAACGAGTATTACCGCAGTATGGCGAAGAGCCAGATGGCCTCGGTCAACAACAACTTCATGCGCGAGAATGACCCTCGTATGCCGCTCTTCAACGAGCAGTCTACTAAGGTAACTTTCGGAAAACGTTAACTTTTAGGAGCTAAAAATGGCTACCACCCAAACCCCCTACGGGCTTCGACCCGTTAAGCGCGTGGACGGCATGCCCTATGCGGGCGCCACTTCCACGTACTTGATTGACCCGGCTGGCTACGGCACCAACATCTTCTTCGGAAGCGTTGTGTACGTGAACGCCAACGGTTACATCAACATCGTTACCGGTACCGGCGCTGACGCCACTACCAATGACTGGCCGACTGGTTCTACCAGCGTATCCGGTGGTCTTGGTGTGTTCGTTGGTTGCAACTTTGTGAATGCTCAGGGTCAGCTGATCTTCAGTCAGTACTACCCCTCGGGCACCACTGGTGTGGTACAGGCACTTGTTGTAGATGATCCGATGGTCCTGTTCCAAGCCCAGTTGAGCAACACTGCAACTCAGGCTGCTGTTGGCGCGAACACGTTCTTTACTGTCGCCCAGAGCACCTCGACTGGCAGCACCTCGACCGGTAACTCTACCAGCTCGCTGAGTGCATCTACAGTTACTGTCCCCGCCGCCTTCCGTATCCTCGGTTTTGCTTCGCCCATCAGCGACGCTTACCCGGATGTACTGGTTAAAATCAACCCCGGTTTCCACAGCATGTCTGTGAACACCGGTCTGTAAGGAGAACTGAGACATGGCTATTTCACGCGCTCAACTCCTCAAGGAACTGCTCCCGGGCCTCAACGCCCTGTTCGGCCTTGAGTACGCTACATACCGCGAAGAACACAAAGAGATTTTCGAGACCGAAACCTCCGAGCGTTCCTTTGAAGAAGAAACCAAGTTGTCCGGCTTTGGCGCCGCCCCCGTGAAAAACGAGGGTTCTGCCATGGTTTACGACAACGCTCAGGAAGCTTGGACGGCGCGCTATACGCACCAGACCATTGCTATGGGCTTCTCCCTGACCGAAGAGGCCATGGAAGACAACCTGTACGACAGTCTGTCGGCTCGCTACACCAAGGCACTGGCCCGTGGTATGGCTTATACCAAGCAGGTCAAGGCTGCAGCTGTCCTGAACCAAGGCTTCACCGGCTCGGGCAATCCGACCTACGGTGACGGTCAGGTTCTGTTCTCCACTGCGCACCCGCTGGTGTCCGGTGGTACCAACAGCAACCGCCCGACCACTGGCGCTGACCTTAACGAGACTTCCTTGGAAGCCGCCGTTATCCAGATCGCTGCTTGGACGGATGAACGTGGCCTGCTGATCGCAGCCAAGCCCCGCAAAATGATCGTGCCCCCGGCGCTGATGTTCGTTGCTACCCGTCTGCTCGAAACTGAGCTGCGTGTTGCCACCGCCGACAACGACTTGAACGCAATCAAGTCGAACGGTTCCATCCCCGAAGGTTATACAGTCAACCACTATCTGACTGATAACAACGCTTGGTTCCTGACGACTGACGTGCCCAACGGTCTGAAGCACTTCGTTCGTACCCCGATGCAGACGGGTATGGATGCCGACTTCGACACCGGCAACGCTCGTTACAAGGCAAGGGAGAGATACAGTTTCGGGGTCTCTGATCCTCTCGGTATCTGGGGCTCCCCCGGCGCAAACTAAAGTTAAATCAGTCCCTTACGTGATGCTTAGGGCCCTTCGGGGCCCTTTTTATTCCTACTTGTGATATAAGGCTTGCTAAGCGGCTTTAACTAGCTTAGTATTGCCTGTGTCGAAACAGGAGGTATTTATGGCAGTTATCTACCGCATCACCAACATGGCCAACGGCAAGTACTACATTGGGAGCGCGGAGTCCTTCGCCCGCCGTGAGTGGCAGCATAAGTACGATTTACGTAAGGGCATCCACAAGAACCCGCGCCTCCAAGCTGCGTGGAACAAGTATGGGGCCGATATGTTCGTGTTCGAGGTAATCGAAGAAGTACCTGTGGAGCAGACCGCCTTTGACTGCGAAAACAAGTATCTTCACGAGCACGTCGGTAAGCCTGAGTGCTACAACGTGAACACCGACGCCATCGGGATGCGCACAGGAATACCGCACAGAAAGGAGACTAAAGAGCTTATGTCGGCCAAAGTCCAAGCCGCACTAGCCGAAGGCCGAGGAGGTAAGTTCATCCCCTCTGAAGAGACCCGCCGCAAAATGTCCGAGGCGAACAAAGGTAACCGGGGCCCCAAGGGGCATATCCGCACCGCCGAGCACCGTCGCCGTCTCTCCGAGGCCAACAAAGGCAATCAAAACTGGCTCGGCAAGCGCCACTCCGACGAGTCCAAAGCTAAGATGAGCAAGCGCGTCCTTGAGGTAACCACCAACACAGAGTTTGCGAGTCTTACCGCTGTCCTGCAGCACTACAGCATGACGATGCC